ACACCTGTGCGGAGTTCATCGCCTTCCTTCTGTCTGAGCGTCAGCGCCACAAGTACCTCGCTGGCTGCATTCTTCCCTACGGAGCATGACCATGAAACTCGATCAAATCGCCTATTACGCCCACACCGACGAGCAGGTCCAACAGCTCAAGGAGATGCTCGGTCTGCATGGAACCTCGTGGATCGAAGACATCGCAGAGGGTTCGGTCGGCACGGTACATCCGCTTCTCGGACACTGGATCGAAGGCCGATCTCAGGGCCATCTCCGGTTCAACTACGACCACGAGATCGAGCTGGAGATCCTGACCTACCTCGACGGTCCGCACTGGCATGCCGGCAAGGCCGCGTTCAAGGCTGTTCGTCCGTTCCTCAGTCATGTCGGGTTCCACATGGACGAAGGCGAAGAGGTTCCGGCGTGGATCAAGGAGAGCGGAACGATCGTGCAGGTCATGGACACCGACAGCCACACCAATGACTACATCGTCTCCAAGAAGCGGACCTACCACTATGAGATCTATTCGGTCCCGTTCGGCCCGGACATGAAGTTCATCTGGAGGAAAGAGCCATGACCGCAGGAGAAGTTCTCAAGCAGGCGGCGAAGACCTTCGACGCGCGGCATGCCGTCTACGGCGACAACTACAAGAAGGTGGGAGCGGTCATGGCCGCTCTCTTCCCCGATGGCATCTTCCTGAAGACGGAAGACGATCACAACAGATTCCACATCTTCATGCTGCAGATCGTCAAGGTGACGCGGTATGCCGAAAACTGGGGTCGCGGGGGACACGCAGACAGCACGCTCGATCTGTCGGTGTATGCCGCCATGCTTCACTCCATCGATGAAGAGGTCAATGCTCGGAGGAAAGAGTGGAATGAACCGCACACTGATCTTTGACACTGAGACCACCAGCCTCGTCTCCAACTCGCTCCTGCGCGAAGACCTTCAGCCAAGGATCATCGAATTCTACGGCCAGATCGTGGATGAGACCGGGAAGCAGATCGAGGAGCTTGAATTCATCTGTGATCCCGGCGTCCCGATCACTGAGGAAATCACCCGGATCACCGGCATCAGCGCTCAGGATGTGAAGGGCAAGAAGCGGTTCGCAGATCACGCAGACAGCGTGATCCGGCTCTTGCAGAGTGCCGACAGCGTCGTCGCGCACAATCTGAGCTACGATTGGTTTGTGGTCAATGTCGAGATGAAGCGTCTAGGTCTGAAGCCGGAATGGCCGCTGATCCGGATCTGCACCGTCGAAGAGACAGAGTGGATCAAGGGCTACCGTCTCAATCTCGGGGCGCTGCACGAAGAGCTGTTCGGAGAGCGGTTCAGCGGTGCTCACCGGGCAAGGACCGATGTTGAGGCGCTGACGCGATGCTTCATCGCCCTCAGAGAGCGTGGAGACATCTGATGCCAAGGATAAGGACCGGCTACAGCTTCAGGACGGCGGCAGGAGATCTGCAAGACGTCCTGGACCGGATCAAAGAATGCGGCTTCCCATGCGCGCCGATCACGGACCGGGCATCAACATTCGGCTACAACAAATGGTCGAAGCTGTGCAAGGCGGCTGGCATCAAGCCGGTCTACGGGGTCGAATTGGCGGTCGCAGTCAGCGCCTCGGAAGCGAAGCCATCAGTTGACTACTGGACGTTCATCGCAATCGACGACATCGAACCGATCAACAACCTAGTCAATCTGGCAACGCAGCAATTCCGATATCAGCCTCTCATCACCTACGAGCAGGCGCAGGCCGCTAAGGGTGTGTTCAGGATTGTCGGGCACAGGTGCAAGCTGGAACACGTAGTGCCATCCCCTACCACGCTCTATGGCCTAGGACCGGCATCCTCGCGTGGGCATGTCCGAGAGGCCAAGCAAAAGGGGTTCACATTCTGCGCAACGAGCGACAATCGGTTCGTGCGGCCAGAGGATCAAGGCTTTTACGAGGTGCTCACTGGGCGCAATGCCGAGACGCAGATGTATGACCAGCACATCCAGACGAATTCTGAGTGGATGAGCTCGACAGAACGGCTCGGGCTGACCGCAGACGAGCGGTTCGATGCGATCACCAACCGAGACTTCATCTGGGGCCGATCCTCTGCGACCCTCAAGACGGCAGAGCTGGTGCACCCGCCACGACCCGACACCCTTGAGGCAATGTGCAGAGCAGGCGCAGAGCGACTAGGCTGCGATCTGTCTGACCCGGTCTACGAGGAGCGACTCAACAGAGAGTTGAAGCTCATCAGCGAGAAGGGGTATGAGGACTATTTCTACCTCGTCGCAGACATCTGCCAATGGGCAAGGACGCGCATGGCTGTCGGGCCAGCTCGTGGCTCATCGTGCGGCTCTCTGGTGTGCTACCTGCTGGAGATCACGACGATCGACCCGATACCATACGGTCTGATCTTCGAGCGTTTCATCGACATCAATCGCTCAGACATGCCAGACGTTGACATCGACTTCTCCGACCAGCAGCGCCACCGGGTGTTCAAGTACATGGAGGACACGTACGGGGTCGAACGGGTTGCGCGTCTCGGGACAGTCACAATGTACAAGGCGCGCTCTGCGCTGCAGGAGGCTGGTGCCGCATTGCAAATTCCGAGATGGAGGTGCGATGCTGTGGCTGAATCGCTCATCGAGCGGTCGGGTGGGGACAGTCGTGCACTCGACACTCTGGAAGACACCCTCAAGACCATGGACGCGGGCAAGTCTCTGCTTGAAGAGTGGCCAGAGGTGATGGTCGCAACGAAGATGGAGGGCCATCCGCGACATTACAGCCAACACGCGGCTGGCGTTGTTGTGGCCTCGGAGCCGATCTCCAAATTCGTGGCCGTTGACCATCGAACGAATGCGACCATGTGCGATAAGGGCGATGCAGAAGACCTGAATCTGCTAAAGATCGATGCTCTTGGCCTGACCCAGCTGTCGGTGTTTGAGGATGCGCTGGAAATGGCAGGTTTGACCATGCAAGATCTCCAGAATGCACCCCTTGACGACCAAGCCGCATTCGACGTGCTGAATCGTGGTGAATTTTCCGGAATATTCCAGTGGAATGGCTCTGCGCTGCAGGGATTGACGCGCCAAGTCAAGATCGACAAGTTCGACGACATCGTCTCCATCACCGCACTGGCCAGACCTGGCCCATTGGCAACCGGCGGCTCTGCGCAGTGGGTCCGCAGGCGCAATGGGACAGAATCTGTGGCCACGGCTCATCCGATGCTGACAGAATTGACCAAGGAGACCTACGGCGTCGTCGTCTACCAAGAGACGGTGATGCGGATTGTCCGTGAAATGGGCAATATGAGCTGGGAAGAGACTTCTGCCATCCGAAAGGCAATGTCGAAGCGGCTCGGAGGCGAATTCTTCGAGAAGTTCAAGCAGAAGTTCGTGGCCGGGGCTGCGGTCAATGGCGTCGAAGAGGAAATGGCCATCGAGATCTGGGACCAGATCAACACATTCGGCTCATGGGCCTTCAACAAATCGCATGCGGTGGCATATGGGTTCATTTCCTACTGGTGCTGCTGGCTGAAGGCCAACCATCCGTTCGAGTTTGCCGCTGCTACGCTTTCGCACGAGGCGGACCCAATGCGCCAGATCCAGATCTTGCGCGAGATGAAGGCAGAGGGCTACGAATACATCCCGGTCGACAAGGACATCTCAACCGAAAAGTGGTCTGTCGGCTCCAAGGGCGGAAAGAAGGCGCTGGTTGGCCCGCTGACCAACGTCAAGGGCATCGGACCAAAGCTCATGCAACAGATCATCGGTTGCAGGGCACGTGGAGAGCCTCTCCCGGACAGGGCCAAGAAGCTGCTGAGCAATCCCCGGACCGAAATCGACAGTCTGTGGCCGATCCGCAACCGCTTCAGCGAAATAATGCCAGATCCGTCCGCCCGCTCCATCTACACTCCGCCGACGCAGATTGGGACGATCGAAGTCGCCAAAGAGCCATACAATGTTGTGGTGTTCTGCACACTCGGCAAGATCAATCCGCGCGATGAAAATGAGGCCATCAACGTCCAGAAGCGCGGATATGAGATTACCGACGGCAGGGTGCAATCGCTCAATTTGCAATTGGTCGATGACACAGGATCGATCTTCGGCAAGGTGAACAGATTCAAGTACGAGACACTCGGCAAGGAAATTGTCGATCGCGGCAGACCGGGGAAGTGCCTTTATGCGATCGCCGGGCAGGTTCGCGGATCCAGCGACTTCAGGATGATCTCAATCAACAAAATACGCTACATCGGAGACATGGCAAAATGAAGATAAGCTCTCTTTCGGACATCGCACCGGTTCGTGAATACCTGAACAGGATCGGCGCTGAACCGAGATCGCTGCAGACGGCTGTGGTGCGCGAGACGGCAGGCAAGTACTGGAAGGATGTGGCCGTGATCCGCTTCGGGCGAGACGGCGCAATCAGCTGTTCGTCGCTGGAACACAGCCCGACAGAGGCAGAGCAGGCGCTGATCTCGTCCGTCTGGGCAAACCACGAGTTCCCCAAGATCAAGCGTCTCCACCGGATCATCAACGCCCCGACAATGATCCGGGATGCTCATCCGGACCATGTGTTTGAGTTTCGGACCGTTGACGGCAAGGAGATCTTGATGGTGCAGGTGCGCGTCGAGCGAGCCGGTGAAGACGGTCTCGTGCAGAAGAACTACGTGCCATGGACCTACTGGGACGACGACAAATGGCGGATGTGCGAGCCTGACGGCGATCTTCCGCTGTGGGGGCTAGAACAGCTCAAGGACCACAAGACAGTCTTCATCCACGAAGGCGCAAAGGCAGCGGCCTATTGCCGTTGGCTGACGGCTGGGAAGTCGCGGCAGGCGGTCGATGCGCGCAAGGCACACCCGTGGGGCGATGAACTCAGCGGGGCGGCTCACCTCGGATGGATTGGAGGAGCCATGAACCCCAACCGCACCGACTGGCGCGTCCTCATGCAGCAGGGCATCGAGCGGGCATACATCGTCTCCGACAATGACGACGCAGGCCGTTCTGCGATCACCTCCATCAGCAAGGCGCTGAAGATCACCACATTCTCGATTGAGTTCAATGATCGGTTCCCGGTCAGCTTCGATCTTGCTGACAAGTTCCCGGATGATATGTTCGCGTCCTTGGATGGGGCGAATTTCTACATTGGGCCGTCTATGAGGTCTCTCACCAACCCAGCGACGTGGGCGACAGACATCATCCCCAATCCGTCGGGCCAAGGCAGACCGACGACCGTCTTGCGCGACAGCTTCAAGCGCATGTGGGCCTATGTCGAAGAGGCAGATGCATTCGTGTGCACCGAAATGCCGGAGATCATGCGCTCAGAGGCGGTCATGAACAAGATGGTCGCCGCATTCAGCCACGTCAACGACACCTCGCGCCTCATCACCAAGGCGTACAAGGGAAGGTCGGCGAAGGTTTGCTACCGGCCAGACTACGAGGGGCTCGTGGTGGACTACCGTGGCGCGAATGCCATCAATCTCCATGTCCCGGCAACCATCAAGGCGTCCAGCGGCGACGTGCAACCATTCGAAGACTTCATGGCCTACATGTTCGTCAATCCGGCAGAGCTGCAGGAGGTCAAGCGTTGGTGTGCAACACTCATCGCTCGGCCAGAGATCCGCATGGCCTACGGGCTGCTGCTGGTGAGCGAGCGTCAAGGCGTCGGCAAGACAACCCTTGGTGCCTCCATTCTTGCGCCTCTGGTTGGCGCTCAGAATGTCGGGTTCCCCGGCGAAAATGACATCACCTCTGCATTCAACGATTGGGTCGCGCACAAGCGGCTGGCAATCGTCAATGAGATCTACTCCGGCTCCTCGTGGAAGGCATACCATGCGCTGAAGAGCGTGATCACCGACCATGACGTCACTGTCAACCAGAAGTATATGCGCCAATACACCATCGATAACTGGTGCCACGTCTTGGCCTGCTCGAATTCTATGCGCGCCCTGAAGATGGAAAACGACGACCGGCGCTGGTACTACCCAGAGATCACTGAGGTGCCGTGGTCGAAAGACAAGTTCATGCACTTCCGCAGCTGGATCCAAAGCGGTGGGCT